ATCATTGTATTGGATGCGATCATAGGGGCTCTTTAATGCCTGTTACCCAGCTACCGATAGCCAACGGGTTCTACGTATCTGACTCCCTGCCCATCGCGGCCCAGGAGTGCACTAACTGGTATCCCAACATCGTACAGGGAACTGGATTGAACCAGGAGACCCTGTTCGGTACGCCTGGACTAGAACAACTCGCTACCTCTGGAACTCTTGAGAACGAGAACCGTGGCGCTCACGAGATGGCAGGTAAGCCCTACTTCGTTAACGGCGATAGGTTATACCGACTAGATGAGACGGTGGTTGATAGCACGGCTACCTATTCTCTCACGTTCATCGGCGACATCTCAGGAACCGCTAGGGTCTCAATGGCCGACAACGGCACACAGCTCATGATCCTGGTCCCTGGTGGGAATGGGTATATCTACAACCACGTGACTGATACCTTCGCTCAGATCACAGACTCGGACTTTACAGCTAATGGAAATCCTCAATTCGTCGTATTTATTGATGGCTATTTTCTGGTTACCACAGATTCCAAGAAGTTTATTATTTCCGCCATCAACGACGGACTCTCATACAACGCCCTAGACTTTGGTACGGCTGAGTCGGACCCGGACGACATCGTGGCTCCGGTGGTCTATAAGAACCAGCTATTCATCTCTGGCGGTGAGACCTTCGAGGCCTTCCAAAACATCGGCGGAGCGGACTTCCCGTTTCAGCGCACAGGTCTATTCCTACAGAAAGGATGCTATGCGCCCTACTCTCTAGTTAACGCCCAGGACACTTTTATGTGGGTAGGCGGCGGCGAGAACGAGGGACCGGCGATCTGGGCTCTGAGCGGAAACTCTACGGTCAAGGTATCCACCACGGCGATTGACTCACTGCTCTCTAAGCTCACAGAGACGGCCCTAGAGGGCATTTATTCTTGGGCATACGCAAGCAAGGGTGCCTACTTTATTGGCTTCTCACTGCCCTCTACGACACTCGTATACGACATAACATCAAAGCGATGGCATGAGCGTAAATCATTCTTATCAGGAGCTCTGGGTGCGTTCAGAATTTCCTCGGTGGTCAAAGCGTATAACAAGATTATCTGCGGTGATTCAATTGATGGCAGGATCGGCAGCTTGGACCCGGATGTCTACACAGAGTATGGCAATCCGATCATCCGCCGTGTGGCTACTCAGCCCTTCCAGAATAATATGCAGTCTATCTTCTTCCCAAGCTTAGAGCTGACCATTGAGTCAGGCGTAGGTAACGAGGACGTGTCAGACCCGGTGATTGTCCTTGAGAGATCAAAGGATGGTAAGACCTGGGGCGAAGAAAGGGCTCGGTCAATGGGCAAGATCGGTGAATATAACCGCAGGGCTATCTGGCGCAGAAACGGCCGGGCCTCTAGGTTTGAGGTGTTTAGATTCACTCTCACTGATGCGGTCAAGCCAGTAATTATTCAGCTCACAGCTAACATCATTGGGGGCGATAAGTGACAGGACCTAGACTCAACGCGGCACAGCCCATCGTCCAACCAGATGGCACAATGGCGCAACCGTTTAGACAGTTCACTCAGGACGCGAGTTTAAGCATTCCAATCATTGGAACCGGGTCCCCAGAGGGTGTGGTAGAGGCCAGGCAATACAGTTTATACATAGACTCCACGGGCACTACGGGGTCGTTGCAGTACAGGAAAATGCAGCCAGACATAGGTGGCGATAAGTCACAGGGATGGGTCGCAGTCTAAATATGCTAAAATCAACGAAATTTAAGTAGGTGAGATAATGGATCCGTTAACTATTGCAATGACCGCAGCCAGTATTGGCAGCTCTTTGATGGGAAACAAGGCTGAAAAAGATGCTGCCAAGCAAGCTGAGGCTAATCGCCAGGCTAACATGGGCTTGATCCAAGACTATGGCAGGAGAGCTATTCAGTCTTTAACTCCTGGTTACCAAGCAGCTCAGGACATTCGACAGCAGGCCCTAAATCAGAACTTGGCTTTAGCAGGGTCTACTTTCCGACCTATGATTGAGCAGGTCCAAGCTGGTGACTTTATGAACCAGCAGGCGCTTCTAGCAGGTCTTATGGGGCAGCGTAACGCCATCTTAGGTGATCCTATTAACTACGGCGCATTAAGCGCTCAGAATGTGCCTGTGAACTATGAAGCGTTATCTGGATTAACCTCGCCACAGAGCCTAGAGTTCCAGACTATACAAGCACCTGATCTTGGCGATCAAGCTCAAACAGATTGGAGTGCATTTAACGCACAACAGTACATGGCTGCGAATCCAGACATCAAGGCGGATTACGAGGCTAACAAGGCTGCGCTTATGGAGGGAGGAGATCCTCAGTTCAGAACCGCAGAGGGCTATGCGAAGTGGCACTACGACAACTACGGCAAGCAAGAGGGACGACCTGTTTCTACAACGGGACAAGAGCAACCAGCGGCTCCACAGGCGGTATTCACGTCTGAGCAGGTGCGTAATGCAATCAGCAGGATGGGTTAAGCATGGCTTTAGATTACTTACAGGGTATACCAACCCAAGAGCCTTATACCGAAGAGACGGTTGATAAGGTCAAGGACTTGCTCAATTCTGGCCAGGTTGATGTCAACGAGGTCTCAACGTACTTCTCTGTGCCAAAGGCATTGGTCGTACAGAGTCTCACTGATATTCCTCCTAGCGCATACAACAGCGGAGCTCTCACAGAACCACAGATTGATGCGGTAGAGAAATTAATCCGCACCGGAGTTATGAGCACTCCAGAGGTTTCAGAGTATTTTAGTGCTACTCCAGAAGTGGTTGAGCGTCATCTAAGAGATGTTCGAGGTTACAATCCTTCTCAGATTGCAGAGGCTCAGATGGGCCTACCTGTGACTCCGTATAAAGAGCCAGAAATAGATATAGTAGAAGAATGGAATGTTCCTGACACCCAAACACCTGTGACACAAACACCTGTGACACAAACTCCTGCGACTCCTACCTCGCAATTACCAAGCGTGGCAACAACTCAGTACGCCACAGGCAGCGAGATACCTACAGGTCTTCGCGGCGCTGAGATGGCTCTTAAAGGCGGTGCTACTGGCGCTATCGAGATGCTTGACCAGCTCAACCGGGCAGGTCGATCGGACTTGGAGACACAATACGGTCTAGGTTTAGAGCAGGCAAAGGCAGCAGCAGATACTGCTACTGGTTACATGCAGCCCTATGAGTCAGCGGGTCAAACAGCTCTACAGCAGCAACTTGCGCTTTCAGGAGCTCTAGGTCAGGAAGCATTTAACCAAGCTTATCAAGAATCTCCACAGATGGCATTCCTGCGCGAACAGGGAATGAGAGCCAACTTAGCAGGCGCAGCAGCTACAGGCGGTCTCGGAGGCGGTAACGTCCAAAAGGAGTTACAGCGCTTCGGGCAGGGCCTAGCCTCACAAGGGCTACAGCAGCAGATAGCGAACTTAGGCGCTCTATCAGGCCAAGGTTACGGCGCGGCAGGCACTATGGCTAACATCGCCACAGGTCTTGGTAGTCAGCAGCTACAGGCTCAAACAGGTCTAGGTCAGCAGCTTGCTGGATATAATCTATCTACTGGCTTACCAGCAGCACAGACTATCTCTAGCCTTGGCACTAATCTTGCGGCTGGACGTACTCGAGCTGGTGAGATGCTTGCTAGTCAATATGGTCAGACTGCTCAGCAACTTGGCGGTATCTACTCGGGTCAGGGCCGTGACATAGCAGCCATGACAGATGCTCAGCGCCAAATGATTATGAATGCAGTTAACAGCGGAGCGATGACAGAAGCGCAGGCTCAGCAGGCATACGCTACAAACATGGCCAACCTGCAATCAAGCATAGGCGGTCAACTCGCTGGTGTTCCTAATGCGCCCATCTACTCTCCTGACTACGGACAGCAGATAGGACAAGCATTCCAAGCGGCAGGGATTGGCGATTACTTGAGTCGTAATAAAACCCAGGCTCCTGTTACTGACTCTGTTGGCGTGGTTCCGAATCAGCCTATAGGCTTTCAATCTAACATCCTAAATCTTTAAGGGTTAAAACATGGCAGACCTATCTACAGCCCTTATGGGTATAGGCGCAGCCTTCCAAGGCCAGGCGCCACAGTTCTTACAACAGCAGCAGCAGCGCCAAGCACAAGAGCGCGCTCAACTGTTGCAGAACGAGCAACTGGCTGAGCAGCGTAAGACGACCATGTTCAAGGATGCCATGATGATGAAGGCTAATCCTCAGATGGCCGGGTCAATCCTTGCGGACCGTAAGGCTCAGTTACAGCGCTTTCAGGACATGGGCGTTCCCATAGACACCAGACACACAGATGAGATGATTGCTCTCTATCAGTCTGGAGATATGAACGCGTTTAACAAGTACCTGGATAACGTGGTCCAAGCGGGTGTCTCAACAGGCGTCCTCGCAGCACCAGCAGCGCCAAAAGCTTATGATCCCGGTCAGATGCTTCAAATGCCTGATGGCACGTTCAAAGCAGTTCCTACGCCTGAAGGATATGTTGATCCAAAAGAATTAGAACAAGAGCGTGGACGAATCTCTGGCGAAGCTATGAAAATAAGAGCTTTGTCGCGTGACGCTTTAGATGGTTACAACAAGTTAGATAGCCTTGCTCAAGCGGTTAGAAACGCTCAGAAACAAGGTGCGACCGACCAAGAAAGAAGAGCGGGCAGAACGGCTCTTGGTACTATTCAGACCTTGATGGCTCGCATGGCAAGCCCTGGCGTGGTTACAGAGCAAGACTTCAGAACCCAAGCTGGTGCGGCAAGCTTGCAATCTGAAATCATTAATAAGCTAACATCTTTGGGTGAGTCTGATGCTAACTTGGCGGCAATTATGGCCTCGTTCGATCCAACCAACCCAGAGAGCGTAGATGTTGATTTGATTATTGATCAGGCTAGATCTTTGACAAAAGGAACAGCCACGGGTTTATTGAATGATTTCGCCGGACTCAAAAGCATCGCTGATACTTATAACTTCTCTGATCAGTTTAAGACCTCCTACTTTGGTGGTCAGTCTGCAAGAAACCTTGGAAAGCTAGGTGAAATTATTGATCCTAACTTTGACACCAAAACCTACTTCCAGAACCCTACTCAGTACCTAGAGATGCAACAACAAGCACCGGCCGCTCAGCCTGCAATGCAGATGTCTGGTCAGCAGACTATGCCTGGTATTAGGGTTTATAATAGCGAAGCAGAAGCTCAGGCAGCTGGTCAGAGAGGCGAATTCAAAGTAGGCGATGTTATTAATATCGCAGGCGAAGACGTAACAGTGGGACAATAAGATGGCTGATCAGTTTACGTTTACCCCAGTAAATGCACCAGGGCAACCAGCTCCAGGTCCTCGTCAGATAACACCGATTGACGATACACCGGTGCAATATGCAACTGGCAGCGCTCCTGTGATTAGAGGCGCGCCAACTCAGGCTATGCAATTTGGTCAACCTACAACCAAACCGCCTCTAACTTTTACGCCAACAATTACGGCTGAGCAAGCAGCGGCAGCACCAGAGTTAAGACCAACTCAAATGTCTGAGGTCCTACCAGAAAGAGGTATGGCTACCAGGACAGGTATTGGTGCGCTACAGGCTATGACGTTTGACCCTGATGAGTTCAGGCAGATATTAAAGGCTCTTGATCCTAGCATTGAGGTAAACATAGGGCCAGAGGGCGGTATATATGTCACTAATCCCAAAGTGGGCAAGATGTACGCTATCAACAAGCCTGGAGCATCATGGAATGACGCTATAAATGTCGGGACAGCTATTGTTACCGGTCTTGGAACGGGTCTAGCTGGAAGCGCAGCCAAAAGAGTGGCAACTGAGGCTATTACTCAGGCATTGGTAGAGGGCGCCCAGTACGCGGCTGGTGGAGAGTTTGACCCAGAAGAAATAGGACTTGGTGTAGTGGGATCTGTCGTTGGTGAAGTTCCCGGCATGATCACAAGGGGTCGAGCAGGCCAGCAGGTCTATAGGTCCGCTATTGACGAGGGCGCAACCCCAGAGCAAGCAGCAGATATAACTCGCGTGGCAGAGGCCCAGGGTCGACCCATACAGGCTCAAGAAGAAGTATTAACTGATATAATTAGGCCTGAGCCATCAAAGGTTCAAGCTGTCACCGAGCTCGGATTAGAAGAGGTAACACCTGCCCGCGTAGTGTCTGGCAATCCTCAATATGTTGAGATTGAGCAAGCTTTAGTAAATATACCTGGAACTCAGCTCGCGCAAGGTGAGAAAGAGTTTATTTCCGCAATCAATGACCGGGTTACCAATTTTATCGAAGAGTATGGTGGTCCTGGTGCGCGAGATGTTGCAGGCATGTCAGATGCTGTTAGGTCTGAGGTCCAACAAACAATCAGCGACTCTGTTTCAAAGTCTAGCGAGCTCTACGATAAGATTTCAGAAGCGGTTCCTGGTAGGACAAGAATAGTAGATACGACCGGGCTTGATGAGATGCGAAAGAACATCCGGTCCCGTGCCATAGACATGGGTGGGATTAATCGTCTACCCAAGATAGAAAGAGATCTTTATCGAGAACTTGAAGGTAAGGCTCCTGAATTATTTGGGGTTAGAACTAGAACACCTCCTCGTCCTATGACCTATGCCCGGCTTGATGAGCTAAGAAAGATGGTAGGAGAAAGACTAGGTAACGCATCGAAAGGAGCTCTACCTGGTGATGAAACTTCGTTCCAACTTAGTCGATTATATGGCGACCTGACTAGGGCTCAAGATGACGTTATCGGTAGAGTGGCAGGAGATGAGATTGCCGACCTGTGGACTACTGCTAAGGGCTTGGTTGCTGAGAGGAAGGCCTACGAAGATGTAGTCACTAAGGTGATGGGAAGGGACCTAGAAAGAAGCGTGGTTCCTAAATTAGCATCTGCAATAACGCAGCTCGGCCAAGGCAAGACAGAATCGTTTAGGCAGACGATACAAGCAATCCCTGCAAACATGCGCCAGCAAGCAGTATCATCTGCTATGAATAATGTTTTCTTATCTGGAGCAAGAACAGCAGAGGCGATTAACCCTGCGGGATTCGCAGCTCTGTGGAGAAACATAAGCAGAAACGCAGTGGCTAGAAAAGAACTAATGCAATATCTTCCAGATAATGCAGAGAGGTTTTTGGATAACCTGTCGGTGGTTTTGCAAGGTTATGCTAACGCCGCTAAGACTCCCAGGACAGGAGCCATTAACGCCCTAGAAAGATATAACTCAGACGGCGGATTAGTTCAAAGGATAGTACCAACTCTAATAGGCGGAAGAGCAACAAACGCATTAGGTTCTGTTTTATCTCCTACTGCGAAAGAGGTTCCAAAGGCAGCGGCAGACATGCTTGGCAATCCGAATTTGAAAAGGATGATTGTAAGGCAGGCCGAAGGAAAGCCAATAGACAGGCTGGAGGATTCAATTATGAGCACCCCAGAGTTTAAGGCTTGGACAGAGACTATCCCTGCGGACATTAGAACCCGCATATTAACCGTTGGCCTCGCGGACTATTTGTTCGAGGACGGATTTATTGGAGATAATGAATAATGGCTCGATTTGG